GTGCGTGGAACTAAAGAGATGGGTAAACGACCGCAACTCGCGGTTTTAGACGATCTCATAAGTGATGAAGACGCTCGCTCGGCTACTATTATTGCGGCAGTGGAAGATACTGTCTACAAAGCCGTGGACTACGCGCTACACCCAACTAAAAATTTGGTGATTTGGAGTGGTACTCCCTTCAACGCCCGTGACCCACTCTATAAAGCAGTAGAGTCAGGCGCTTGGGGTGTCAACGTGTTTCCTGTGTGCGAGGAGTTTCCGTGTGAAGAAGCTGACTTCAAGGGCTCATGGCCTGACAGATTTACCTACGAACATGTATTAGATAAGTATAAAAAAGCAGTAATGATTGGAAAGGTCGATACTTTCCATCAGGAATACATGTTGCGAATTATGTCCGACGAAGATCGTCTGATTACAGATAATGATTTGCGTTGGTATGACCAAATCACATTTATAGAAGCCAAGAATCGATTTAACTATTACATTACTACTGATTTTGCGACAAGTACTACTGAAGCTTCTGATTACTCTGTCATCTCTGTATGGGGGCTAAACAACAATGGTGATTGGTTCTGGGTAGATGGTATTTGCAGACGGCAGCTCATGGACAAGAACATCGATGACTTGTTTAGGCTAGCGCAGGAATGGTCACCTCAGTCAGTAGGCATCGAAGTCACAGGTCAACAAGGCGGATTCATTCCTTGGATTCAAGATGAGATGCTCAGTAGAAATACTTTTTTTAACCTGGCATCTGAAAATAACAAAACTAAGCCGGGTATAAGACCTAATACCAATAAGATGGTTAGGTTTAATATTGTTGTGCCGCTTTTTAAGCAAGGCAAAATGTATTTCCCAACCGATATGCAGCAAACGCCTATTATGGTTGAAGCAATGGACGAGTTACGACTCGCCTCCCCCGCCGGTTTCAAATCTAAACACGATGATTTTATAGACACCATTAGTATGTTGAGTTCGCTAGTGACTTGGCGACCAACTGACTTGGGAACAATGTCAGAAAAAAGTGATGGCATGTGGACAATTGACGAACCTGATGTGTTTGAAAACGCACTTTCGTCTTATATCGTTTGAGGAATTTATGAAATTATCGGAGATACACGACCAGCTCGTATCTGGCGAACTTAAGCAAGTAGTGATGGGACTAAACAGCACTGACACTACTATGTCTGCGGCGAAGCAAGCGCAAATACTTCCTTTGATTACATTGGGGCTCACTGAATTACACAAACGATTTAAACTAAAAGAGTCCACAACAGATGTAACCCTGATAGCAGGGACTGCTGATTACTCGTTGGCTTTGATAACTGACTTGATGCAAATAGAGCGCATTACTGCTACTTATCAGAAAAAGGATTATGAAGTCTCTCTAAACTCTAGGGGAGACAACGCCGCAAGAACACCAAGTTACAACAAAATAATTTTACCTACTGACTCGACTAAAGCACCTTGGCTACTAGAATCCACCAAAGTTGTTGTTACTTATAGAGCCGATCACCCAGTAATTGATGTAGCACTTTCCAACGCAGCACCCACAATCGTCGATATCAGTCTTCCTAACGTCTACCTTGAACCTCTTCTTTATTATGTTGCAGCTAGAGCTACTAATGCTTTTGGCGGCGCAGCTCAAGGATTTCACGAGGGAAATAACTATACGGCTAAGTTTGAACAAGCTTGTGCGCTTTTAAAGCAAGAAACTTACGACATTGACCAAGAAGAGTCTTGGAGCAAGTTACACATGCGCGGGTTTGTGTAGACCATTTCTCCAGAAATTTTTAAGCGTAACCGTTAAGTTATAAAAGTTATTAGGAATAAGTAACTATGGATTTTGAAATAGCTGATACAGATGATTTTAACCCTGAAGATTGGGGTAATCCCCCGACGCTTAAAAATTTAAAGCAAGACCTCGAAGACGCTACTGTCTCGCATGATACACAGGCCAGCAAAATAGAAGTATGGCTGGACAACATGCATATCAAAGGCGATGCAAAGCCTAGAACAGTAGAAAACAGTTCTGAGTTTCAGCCTAAGTTAATACGCAAACAGGCGGAATGGCGGTACGCCGCAATTTCAGAACCTTTCCATTCAACCAAAGATGTTTTTAATGTTAAGCCTAGATCTTGGGAAGATGTTGAAGGGGCTCGTCAAAATTCGTTACTTCTTAATTATCAGTTTGGCTGCAAAATAGACAAGGTTCGGTTTATTGATGAGTATGTTCGTGCAGTGGTTGATGAAGGTACAGCACTTGTAAAAGTCTCTTGGGAGTTTGAGGAAGAAGACTTTGTTGATGATGTACCTATCTATGAATACGAAATCAACCCTGAGATGGGGCCACTCCACGAAGAAATTCATGCCTTAATGGAATCTAACCCGCAGGGGTATAACGAACAAGTGCCGGATGAGTTAAAAGCCGCGCACAAGAAGTCAATGTCCGAAGGACAGTCTTATGAGGCTATCCAAACCGGAGTAGAGAAAGTTGATTCAGTACGCACTGTAAAAAATCAACCCGCACTAGAAGTTTGCGATTTTAGAAATATCATTGTTGATCCATCTTGCGGTTCTGATCTAGACAAAGCTAATTTTATTGTTCATCGCTATGAGACTTCAATGTCTAATCTCGAAAGAGCAGGAATCTACTCTAATTTGGAGCAAGTGAATGTCGAAGCAAACAGCCCACTATCAGAGCCAGATCAAAGTGAAACCTCTCAAGACGAGAATTTCAACTTTAATGACAAACCGCGCAAGCGTTTGGTTGCCTATGAATACTGGGGATATTGGGATTTTGATGATACTGGTGTTGTTAAACCTATCGTGGCTACTTGGATAGGTAATACCTTAATTAGAATGACTGCATCGCCAGCTCCTGATGGAAAACTTCCATTTGTTTCAGTAGCTACACTCCCGGTTAAAAATAGTATTTATGGCGAACCTGACGGAGAACTATTAATTGATAACCAGCGGATCATTGGCGCAGTAACTCGCGGCATGATCGATACGATGGGTAAGTCAGCTAACGGTCAAACAGGAATGCTTAAAGGCAGTCTAGACGCAGTTAATAGACGACGATTTCAACAAGGGCTGGATTACGAATATAACGCAGGAACTGATCCTCGCCTCGCTTTTCATATGCATACCTATCCAGAAGTATCTTCTTCTGCTCAATACATGCTGCAAATGCAAAACTTTGAAGCAGAATCTATGAGCGGAGTAAAAGCATTTAGCCAGGGGATTACTGGAGGTGCATTAGGCGACGTTGCAACCGCTGTTCGAGGCGCACTAGACGCTGCGGCTAAACGTGAGATGGGTATTTTGAGGCGGGTTGCTTTTGGTATTGAGAAGATCGGCTTAAAGATTATGCAGTATAACGCTGAACTTCTTGAGGATGAGGAAATCATTCGCGTTACTAATGAAAACTTTGTCGCAATTCAACGTGATGCCCTTGGTGGCATGTACGACATGATTATTGATATTAGTACGGCAGAAGAAGATAACGTAAAAGCTCAAGAGCTGGCTTTCATGCTGCAAACAATGGGCAATACGCTAAACCCTGATATGACCAAAATGATTTTAAGAGATATAGCCCGGTTGCGTAAAATGCCAGAACTTGCTGAGAATATTGAAAACTATCAACCTCAACCAGATCCGATACAGCAAAAGTTGCAGGAAATTGAAGTGCAGCTTAAACAATTAGAAGTTGTAAAAGTGCAAGCTGAGATAGGCAAGCTTGAAAGTGAGACTGCTGAGAATTATGCAGGCACACGCAAGAAAGCATCTGAGAGTGATAAGAGCGACTTGGATTTCATTGAACAAGAAACTGGTGTAACTCAAGAGCGAGAGAAAGAACTTAGAGGCGCTCAAGCTCAAGCTAACATGATGCTTGAATCTCACAAAGAAACAATAAAGCAACAAAGCGCATTAAATTCTTACATAACGCAAAATAATTAAGAAAAAATAATTTGACGCATATACAGTCCGAATCGTAACCCTGTTAACTAACCCAGCAATGATAGGAATGCGTTTAAATGTCTGATGTAACGATAGAAGAAATTGAGTTAACTATCACGCAAGCAACTAATGCGAAGAATCGTGGTATCTCTTTAAGGCGGCTTTACGACAATAAAGATTTTAAAGAAATTATCCTTGAAGGCTATTTTACTGATCATGCTTGTCAGCTCGTGGAGCTTAAAGCAGCTCCTGCAATGCAAAATGATAAACAGCAAACAGATATATTGAAAAGCATTGATGGAATTGGTGCTTTGCAACAGCATTTTAATGCGATCTATCAGCAAGCAGATATTGCTTCAACCGCTATCGACCAAGGTAACGAAGAACTTGCCGATATGAGTCGCGGCTTGTGAGTAAAACAAATGCTTTAGAAATCTCAGATGAAGAGTTTTTAAGTAACCCACTACTCTTTAACGATGAAGAATTTACAGAAGAGCTTCCCGACAAGGAAGAAGAAGAGGAAGAAGAGTCCGGCTCTGACGAAGTAGAGGATACTTTGTTAGAAGTTGACGCAGAAGATACTGACCTTAATGCAGATAGGGATGATCTTGCAGAAGAGGAAGACGCAGTTGATTCTGGAGAAGAAGAAGAACAGGAGCCGGACTCATCTCCTGATGAAACTGAGATACAGGACGAAAGCGATGATGATCGCCAAGAGTCTGAAGAGACAGAAGAAGAATCAGAAAAAGATGCCAAAGATGACAGCACAGACTTTGAGTCTTTCTATAAAGAAATAACAGCGCCTTTCAAAGCAAATAGCAAAATGATGCAGATCTCCAATGCGGAAGATGCCATTAAGCTAATGCAAATGGGTGCGAATTACTCTCGCAAGATGGGTATCTTGAAACCGCAGCTAAAAGTAATGCGAATGTTGCAAGACCACGGCCTTGTTGATGAGAAGAAATTAAGTTTTTTAATTGACCTTAATAAGGGTGACCCCACGGCTATCAATCAGTTGTTGAAAGACACCAAGATTGACCCAATGGAAATCAACCTTGAAGAAAGTAAAGAATACCATCGCCCCGATTATTCGGTCAGCGACAGCGCAGTAGAACTTGATCGTGTTGTAGAGGACTTAAAAGGTTCCGAGCATTTTCAAGCAACCTTAGATGTTGTCACTGAAAAGTGGGATGGTAAAAGCAAACAGATCGTAGCATCACAACCTGAACTCCTGAATATCATTAATGACCACATGGCTAGTGGGATATATGAAATAGTGAGCAATGAGGTCGAGAGACAACGAATGTTTGGGCGCTTAAACGGATTATCAGATTTAGATGCTTATAAGCAAGTTGGAGATTCACTTGACGCAGAAGGTCGTTTTGATAAAGAGGAAACTCCTCAAAACGTCACTTCAAAGCCACGTTCAAAATCTACTGACCTTGAAGCAGATAACACGAAAATCCGAGAGAAACGCAGAGCAAATGGCTCAACCAAACGTACTGCAAAAACTAAGTCTACTGAGAACTTAAACCCGCTAAATATTAGCGATGAAGACTTTTTAAAGCAGTTTGACCCTCGATTTAATTAGGATGATATAACTCATGGCTGGACAAATTTATAACGACCCGAAAGGCGGCTCTGCCTCCAGTATCGGCCCCCAAATCCGTACAGATATGTACGACAAAAAGGCGCTTATTGAAGCCCGTAAAGAGCAGTACTTTCTGCCTTTAGCTTCAATTAAGAACATGCCTAAAAATATGGGTAAAACCATTAAAGCTTTTGAATACCTGCCTCTGCTTGATGATGCAAACATAAACGACCAGGGACTAGATGCGGCTGGTGCGGTAATCGTTTCTGGCACTTTCGATGCTTATCTTGCAAACGGTACTAGGAAAACTAACGGCGGTAGTGCAAACGCTGACGGTTCTTATGCTACTGAAGCTCTAGCAAGAACTGCTGCTGGTGTTGATGGTACTGTCGTTAAAAACGGTGGTAACCTCTTTGGCTCCAGTAAAGACGTTGGCGCTATATCTGGCAAACTCCCGACTCTCGGTGAGAATGGCGGAAGAGTTAACCGTGTTGGCTTCAAGCGTGTCGCGTTAGAAGGATCAATCGCTAAATTTGGTTTGTTTGATGAGTACACTGCTGAGTCTGTTGACTTTGATAGTGATGCTGACAAGCAAATGCACATCAGGCGAGAAATGCTGAACGGTGCTTCTCAGATTACTGAGCAGGCTCTGCAAGTTGACCTTCTTAATGCTGCTGGTGTTGTTCGATTTGGTGGTGGAGCGGCAAACGCTGCTGGCCTCATTGCAACCACTGAAGTCACTTATGGTGATCTTCTACGGTTGTCTATCGACTTAGACAATAACCGGACTCCAAAGCACACTACAGTATCTACGGGTACTCGGCTGATCGACACTAAAA